AGCTTTTTAATTTTCTAGAAAGTTCATCGCGTCGTCTAGCCAAAGTTGTTTTAGGCACGTTAACTACAAGCCCTAAGAATCTTAGGGACAGTCCTACTTCAACAAACATTTGATAAAGCCATTGTTCTTCTTCTGTTAGTTCAAAGAACGCTTCTTGTACTGCAATTATTAATTTGTCGTTTTTTTCTTCGATTTCTTTTTTAGATACTTTTGGTTCTTCATGAGGCATAGTTTCCATGAGAGCCTGGTATTCGTTTTCAGGAATACTTCTATTTCTGTAAACTCCATCATGTCTTGCTGAACCCCATCCTAGGTATTCAGTTTTGCTGATGTAGCTGTTGTCTAAGTAAGGCCGTTGAGGTTTAAGAGCAAGAGTGTAGCTGAACTCTTTTATTACGTTAAAGAACGTATCTTCGGGGTCTTCTTCTTCGTTAGGTTTCATTCCAAGGCAAAAGTTCTTCCCTTATGGATAGATACGTTTTGCCTTCATGAAATTTACCTACTGGCACTTCTTCAGTATTTATTAAGTGCATTAGATCTCGAAACTTTAGTTGGGCAAAATTTTGTAGTGTGGATGACCACACCCAGAGCCAAACATCCATTTCTGACCCATCCCACCATTGTAGCGCAGTAAGTTTATCTAATTTTAGTTTTAAAGGAGTTCTTCCCATGCCCATGACTTCAACTAGACGTGTTGGGTCTACTTGTAAATAGTCTGGGGTATGTCTGAAAGTGTAAGGAAGTTTATGAACGTAGAACGGAGGGCGCTGAAGCCCGAAGCGCACAAATCCTGTGTTGTTCGCTTCGAAATGGCTTTCAGCTTCATCCCCCATGCTTTTGTAACGAGTTTCCATTGAACCTTCATGGAAAGCTTCATTCATTTTTTCTTACCTACGATGCGATAGATCTGTAAGTCATCTTCGTAGGCAACACCGTTAAGAGCGTCTTCAACTGCTTTCAAATAGTTTGTTGTATCCCCTCTTAAAGTATTTTTTGGTTCTTCTAACTGTGTGATTGTTACTTGTGTCCGTTTTGCTGTGAATACACAGCTAACGGATATTGGGCCTTCAAATTTTGGGCCTTTGTAATATTCACGTATAAGTTTTTCGTGTATCGCTGTGTTAGCAGGGGTGTAAGCGCGACCTCCTTTAGTGAAACGCGGCCTGCCTTTTACTTTAGGTTTTCCTGGAATTGTGAACTTGTAGGATTGTTTAGTCACGGTACCTCGTTGTAGTTGTGGCCTTGTTGATGATGTTCTCGAGTTGTTTCTCTCTGTCTATGCGACCAACAAATTTTTCTAGCCTGTCGTCTAGCTTACGTAACCATTCCAGAGTTGCTGCTTCTGAGTAGTCTTGCCATAGCAAACTGCTCGCAAACATGTACATAGCTTCTGAACGGTCAGGGAAAGTTGTTTGCTCCCAAATAGATCGAGCGTTTCCTCTGAACCCTTCGTCTGATCTGTGCCCTGGTTTGTATTGAGGGGCTTTAGGTTCTGTTGCTTCGTAGAAGCGAAGCAACTTACGAATCAATCCTGTAGCTGTTTTGTTTTCCCATGCTTCTTGAACAAAGGTCTCTAGGTCCAGCATGTCTCCGTTTGGTGCGAAGACTTCGTGCCTGCCTGGTTTCCTAGTGTTTGGGTAGGGGAGCCTTAAGCAGTTCCCTAACGCCCCTTCTTTCAGCATTGTTTGTTTAGGATACACTTCCTTGGTTGGAACATCTACGATTCTGCAGGCTCCTGTTAAGGCTTTACGTGCTACCGTCGCGGCGACAGGTTCTTGTAGGTATACCCATACGTGGTAGCCCTTGCTTTTGGATGTTTCTTTCCAGCTTTTAACTCCGCTTTTGTCTAGTAAAGCTACGAGGTTGTCTGCGTGGATAGAAGATTTCTCTCCTTCGTCAAGGTCTACAGCGCACCAGCTAACCATCCACACTCCGTTGCGAGTCCAGAGGGGATATACCCCTAGGGACGTTTTGCTTTCGAGGTGTGTTTTGATGTGGCTCAAATATTTTTGGCCTGATGCTATGACGACTTCTTTGTTTTCTTCTAGTGGGTGAACCCAGTCAGTTACGTCTGCTAGGAATCCTCCGTAGTGAAGGGCAGCGAAGCGTTCTATTGTGCTTTGTTTTATCCCTTCCATTTTTCGTCTCCTGGTATGTCTGATTCATAGTAGGTTCTGACGAAACCACAATTGGGGTCCATGAAATAGTCGATTGGTGGATCTGTTATTTCGCATGGTGGCCTTTTGTTTTTGCATAGGTCTAGGGATACAGAAACGGAATGAATTTTTCTTTCTACTTCTGTCAGTTTTGGGTCGTCTCTGCGGCGGAACACGTTTAGTTGCAGGATTGCGTATTCGTCTGCGTTGAACTTGCCGTCGTCCATTCCTCTGGATGTGCCTCTGGTTGAGGCTTTACCTGATTGGTGGATTAGCCCTACGGGCAGGTTCTCTTCTTCAGCCCATTCTTTAAGCCCTTTGAGGACAGTGGACACTCCTTCGTATCCTGCTGCTCCTGGTAGTTGCTCTAGGAAATCGACCATAACGAATTTGGGTTTGTGTTGCCAGTAATCTTCGCATTCTCTCATTGCTTCTGACATGTCACGGAATGACAACGCGTTGGGAAAAATTTTGATTCTGTCTAAGAAGCCGTGTTTGGCTTCTTGTATTTCGTTGATTACTGCTGAGTCTTGTTCTCTTAACGCTTCTTCTACTTCGGCTAGGTTGCGTTGGTAGAGGAGTGCGTAGAGTTTCGCGACGACTAGTACTTCTGGTTCGTCTGGTGTGTAGACCACACCGTAGAAGTCTGGGTCTTCGAGAAGGTTGCGGGCCATTGAGGATAGTAGTACAGCAGATTTTCCGCTGTGTGCTCTGCCTGTTACGACGAGCACGTCGCTAGGCCATACTCCTCGCATCCTTGTGTCAATCTCAGGTAGCCCTAAGTGAAAGCAATCGTGGCTTCCTTTAGCGTATTGAACCCATCTGTCTACAGCGTCTGCTGTTGGTTTAAAAAATTTGTACTGCGGCTCTCCCTCTGGGAGATCAATGCTCGCCATGCGAGCATCAATCTCCTCAGTGGTGAGGGCGACAGCTTCAGTAGCTTCGCCCACACCCATCACTTACCTTTGTATGCAAACTGCTGTAGTTCCCTACGGCGTTCAGTCCAGTCAAATTCGACTGCTTCTTGTTTGTTCTGTCCTGATGCTTGGTCCCATACACGGATAGGAATGTTGCTATCACCGTCGTTTATCCATATGCCTACGTCGCGTTGAGGTTGGAAACCTAAACGAATGAGGGCGTCTTTGGATACAGAGAAGTTAGGAAAGTTTTTGCCTGCTTTGGTCACATCTGTAGTTCCGTCAGCTTTTTCTTTAACTTCATAAACTTTGAGTGGGTTGCCGTTGTCATCCCATTCTGGTGGTTGGAAAGCAAGTAGGTTCCATGCTGCTTGACGTTCGTCTGCGTTGCCGCCTACACAGAAATCAGTGCGCTTGTATGTGCGTCCTGACATTCTGGCTCCGCTTTGTGTTGGTACACCAGCGGGAGCAGCTACGGATGTCGCTGTTGGACCTGCTTGGTCACTGACAGGGGCTGCCTGAACGGGGCTGGCATTACTACTTGCAACCCTGGGAACGCCGCTTTTGAGGCGACGCATCACAACTCCATCAGGAGTTAGATCCCACTCCTGACCTGCTTGTTTCAATACTTCTGATTTAACTTGCTCGAAGAGCGAAGTTGCTTCAACAAGTATTCCTTCATCTCCTAATGATTCAGGAACTGACCGCTCGATAGAGAGCGAGTAGTCCGCTGTTTCGTATGCTGCTTCACTTACTTTCTGTGTGAAGCTGATGGTTATCTTTGCCATATCTGTCATATTTTTCCTTCTCCCTTACCAGGGATTATCCCCGAGGTGTTTCCCTCGACATTTGCCAGCCTGCCAGACTGGACACCATTGTGGGGAGCAGTGCCAACCGCTCCAGTTTTGCGGCCATGTTTCATCCTTCGACATAATCGTAGGGACGAGTGACCAACATAATTCTAAAAATGCTTCTTTTTGTTCAGGTGTTCTTTCTATTTCTATTACTTGAAGTTTCCCTGCAGACAGTACTCCTAAGTTGAATTGGTCTGCGTCGAATGCCCAAGTGTATGCGTGAGATTGAATATCCCAACGTTTTTTCTCCCATGCCTGGTAGTGACGGCCTGGATTTTTCCAGTCCCATAGCACTCCTGACTTGTCTATCCAGTCAACGGTTCCTGTCATCATGAGACGAACGTTGCCTCGTATGCCTATTTCTTTTGTGAATTGTTCCTCGACTGCTTCAGGCTCGAGAATTGGAAACAGTTCGTTGTGCCAGCACTCAAGATTTTTGCGGCACACGTCTACTGTTGGTTCGTAATCTTGCCTCCACACTTCTACGTCTGAAGCGTAAGAGGCAATGAAAGAATCGGATACATCCAGCAACTCTTCCAGTTCGACACGTTCGCCTCGCTGTAGCAGAGCTAACCCTGCGTACTCGATGGCTGCGTGGACTGCGTTGCCCCTCAACAAATCTGAGGTTTCTCTTTGCGTGACTAGACCAAACCGTTCTTGCCTGGCTTGCTCTGGACATCTGAGAAAGGTGTTAATCCAACTCTGACGTAATTTTATTTCAATCATTTTTCTCCCTAGGAGATGGGCTACCCCGCAAGGGAGAAGACGAGGCAGCCCACCCAGATCCATCTTGTATCCAATTGGATCACACCCCCCCTAAAGGGGGTGTGATCCTAGCTTAGAGTGAAACTATTATGGAATGCAACTTGTCGTTATTTTTTAGTTCTTCCATTTCATCGAAAGGCAACCCGAAATTGTATACACGTTCAGCGGTTGCTTTCAGCACCATGTCGCTGGCACGTTGACGTGACAACTCAAGGGAACGCGCAACGCTTGATTGACTAATCCCTGACTGAACGGCGTCAAGCATAGCGTGACGACGCATGTAGCTGCATGACTTCATAAACAATCTTAAACGCTTCTCGATCTCATCAATGATCAGTAAATAAGTTAAAGGATCACTGAGATCTAAGTTCTTAGCGTACTCCTCTACCGTCTTACAGAAAGTTTCTGATTCTAAACGTATGAAATCATCTAATGTGATTTTGTTCTTGTCTGTTGTATCCACTAGCCATCCTCCCCTTCGGAGTCTTTCATTAAAGAAGAAGCACAGTCTTCTGCTTCTAGTCTGTCTTTAAAAAATTCTTTGAACCTTCCATCTTGTAACACCACGTAGCCGCTGGTGTTTAGACCTGCGCCTAGCCTAACTACATGTTTTCTTACTTCATACTTATTCATATCCTCTCGCTTTCATTATCTCTTGTTTAGTAAACGCTGTTAGGTACCTTGGGCCTCGACTAGCAGAGACCTGGTTTCTTTTTCTTTTGTTATCTGAGGTCTTGGGACGGCCTTGAGGATTTTCAGATGGCAACCCTCGATACCTGCGAGTCTGAGCATAGTTACGGTGAGCACGCTTACAATCTCCGCACCTGCAGCCTCTCTGATAGCTGGCCTCTGTGGCTGTGCATGTCATTCTGTGGGCTCTGTATCAACAGTCTTTAATGGAATTATTTCTGCATCTTCCTGCAAGTACTCTTCTTGTTCTTCCAGGTAAGAACCTATTTTTTCTTCCAGCTTTGCTGACTGTTCTATCAAGCGTATAGCTACGGTTCTTGACAACTGAATAGAGTCGTGAACCTCATCTAGAAGGACGTATATGTTCATTTAATTTTTTTTCCAATCTTCTAATTTCCGATTTTAATTTCTTTATTTCTTTATCTTTTTCTTGGATAATGGATTTGCGTGCGTTGTTAACGCTCGCGTCTACTTCCTCTAAGTGTGTTGGGTTACAACAGTTAGGATTCCTGCACAGATGATCTAGATGTTTATGTTTTCCTAGATGACCAGTGGCATGGAAGTACGTAGCTCTATGGACTAGGCAATTGTTTTTGGTACCTAATTTTTCAGCTACGAGCCTCGCATTGATTAGCCCGTAGCCGCTAGGTAAACAGAAACGTTGCCATAGCCAACAGCCTGTTTTCTTATCTATTTTTATGTACCCATTAGCTGGATCTAAATACCAGTTCATTCTCTCTTCAAAAGTAGTTCCACTGTTGTTAGAACCACGAGCGTTAGGTTCTTTACGTACGTATTCCAAACGTTTGTAACGCTCAAACATTCGAGCGTGTTTTTTGCACATGTTTTTGTAGTCGATTTTCTCTCCACATATTGTGCCGTCTCTTTTTTTACCTACGCAAGAACCTTTACTCATCGCGACTGCTTTCGATGATCTCATCAAAGTCAAGCTCAGGGTCCTCTACCAGCATGGCTAGCTGGTAACGGAAAGCCTGATCTATAACTCTGTCTAAGTCAGCTATGAACTCCTGATAGCTACCACGTTCCTCCCAATTAAATTCTAGCTTGAGTTGATCTAACACAAGCACTGTGTAAAGAGCGAAAGCGTAAGCCTTGCGCTCTAGGTCTGTGTATTTTGATTTAGCCATAGCCCTATCTACTGCTCGCAAAACGAACGTTGTTTTTGCCGTATATGCACATGCCGCACTCGACACATGCACCCTTGCCTTGCTTGCCATCCCACACGACAAGAGGAATCTTGCCTGTCAACTCGGGGCACTTAGGGCCTTTGCGTCTGTGTGGGAACTTGGCTGCTATCTGCTCTGTCTGATCCCATGTGTCTGCACAGAAAGCCAGCATTACTTTCTCTCCGTGAGCAAGCTCAGTCTTGATAGCTGAAGCAACATTATCTTTGTCTACTGACAAGTATACCATCAAGTTACTTAAACCCGTCAACCTATGCGTGACGTTGAAGGTTCTGGTGTATAGCCAGAACTGTATGTCAGGAAACGAGACAGCTACGCGACGCATCGCAGTAGCGAACGACGCTGACGGAATGTCACCATCCCAGAAGTGACGGAACACCCAGTCCTCTGCAGGCACCTCATCTTTGATTAGCTGCACCTTGACTTGGGATACAAGTCCGTGAAGCAGAATCGTCAACGTGTCTGAGTCGTTTAGATACGGCTCGATAGCATCCCAGTTTTGATCCACGAGATTCTTGACGTTCGGGAATCCTTTCTGCAGTGCCAACGCGTAGCAGATGTCTTTGCACCAGTCTGTAGCTCCAGCGCATGACTTGATAGCTGGCAGACCGAAAGAGTTTTTGACTCTGACGGTGCCACCGTTAAGCGTCTTGCCTTTCTTCCTGATGCTAGGGCTGACTTTACGGTCACCACTGAGGCGTGGCTCCGTGACTATACGGAGAGGGTCAGTCATTGTGATATCCCATGACGTTTGCTTGCGCTTCTTTCCATGCAGTGAATGCTGTGTTGCTAGCAGTAGCCGTTCCAACTAGGAACGTGTGCATAGCATTCATGCCCTTGGTTAGCGCCATGACTTGTCTCTGTAAGTTGGCGTGACTGTCAAACAGTGAAGTCAGTTCGTCTACCCCAGTTTTACGGCGAGACTCTATGCGGTCGTCAACAATCTGGTTGACTGCTGACGTGAAAGCTTTACCTAGCCTGCATAGTTCTGGCCGCTCAGTTAAAGAT